ATACGTTGCGTGATGAGCAAGCGCAGCTTACAGCAAAAGTTTCTTTTGTACAGAGGTTTTTTAATGTAGTGTAAATTTGTCATGCGTCTGGTGCATGGCTGATGTGCGGAAATGCGATGGATTTCACGGTTGACATTATTGACGATCTGGAAGCGGAGCTTGTTCGCAATGGCGGTATGGTTCTGGCTGCATGTCAGCGCCTCAACATTCCGCCTCTCGATCTGGAACGTGCTTGCGGGTCTGATCCTGACCTTCATACCCGGATCGCTGCTGCTCGCCGCGTTGCTGCATCTGCTCTTGAGCAAGAGGCCTGGCGTCGGATTTTCGATCTGGACGAACGCACGAAGGGCAGCGACACGTTGCTGTTCAAGATGATGGAAAAGCGTCTTCCTGACATCTATGGCGATCTTGTCGTGGCGACGGAGAAGGTTGACTACTCATGGGGGGACCAAGCCCCGACCGCCTCCCCTGACGATGATTTCGGACAGGTGCGTGAGGAAATCAAATGAGGTATACGCCTCGCCCTCAATTCCGCAAATTCCACGATGCAAGGGCGGCCGCGCGGTGGCGTACTGTGGTGGCACACCGACGCATGGGCAAGACGGTCGCTTGCGTCAATGAACTGATCGAGGGCCACAAAAGGGCGGCGCTGGCGGGCAAGAAGAATCCGCAGCTTGCGTATATCGCTCCATTGCTCAATCAGGCGCGTGACGTGGCGTGGCGCTATCTGCTGCAATATACCGAACACATTCCAGGTCGAAAGGTGAACAACACCGATCTTCGCGTTGATATGCCGGGTGGGGGATGGATCAGGCTTTACGGCGCTGAAAACCCGGATCGTCTGCGCGGTCTGTATCTTGACGGCGTGGTTCTTGATGAAATCGGGGATATTTCACCAATTGCATGGCAGGACGTGATCCGCCCGTGTCTGTCCGACCGCAAGGGTTGGGCCGTGTTCATTGGCACACCCAAGGGCAAGAACATGTTCTGGGAGATGTTCAAGCGTGGCACCAAGCCGGACCAGCCCGCGAATGACCGTTACATGTCATGGTTTTTCCCGGCTTCAAAAACGGGCATCATTGATGCGGAAGAATTGGATTCATTGCGTGAATCGCTTGATGAAGACAAGTATCTGCGCGAGTTTGAATGCTCGTTTGAGGCCAGTCTTCCGGGTGCCATCTTCGGCAAGGAGCTGACAGCGGCCAAGATGGAGGGGCGCACTGGTCTGAACCTGTTCAATCCGTCGCTCAAGGTCTACACGTCATGGGATTTGGGCTTTTCGGACAGCACTGCGGTGTGGTTCTGGCAGTTGCCGCAGGTCGGTGACACATCTCCCATCCATATCATCGACTATCTTGAGGTGTATGGCGAGGATATCGAGACTATTGCGCGCAAGATCACGGGAAAACCGTACCAATATGGGGCGCATTGGTTTCCGCATGACGCAAAACACAAGAATCTGGCAGGAAATGGGCGCTCGATTGTCGAACAGATGTTCAGGAACGGCGTCAAGGGCCGTGTTTTGCCAAATATGGGCGTTCAGGACACCATTCAGGGCGCAAGATTGCTTCTGAAACGCTGTCATTTCGATGAAAAGATCATGCCGACCGGATTTGAGGTGCTTGCGGCGTATGAGCGCGAGTTTGACGAGGACCGCAAGATTTTCAAGAACACCCCGCTGCATAATTGGGCCTCTCACGGCTCGGATGCGTTCAGAATGTTCGGTGCGGCCATGTCAGATCGCAGAAAAGATGAAAAAGGTCGTCCGCCACGCTTCTTCAAGGTGGATGGGAGCGAGGATGCGACCACATTCAACGAACTTTTGAAGTTTACAGAGACCAAAGCGGGCAAAATGCCAGCCAGAATATGACCATTCTTGACCGCTATGCACAAATCGCATAGCTTATTGCAGCAAGCCATGCGTTTCATGCATGAAAGGGCCATACATGGGCATTCAGAACATTCCTTCCTACAACGCGACCAGCACGAATGCGTCTGCTCTGGTGAAAACGGGTCAAGGCGTCTGCGGCGGCATTGTCGTGTCGTCATCGACTGCGGGTACGGTCAAGCTGTGGGACAATACGGCAGCATCAGGTACTGTGCTGGTTGATACCATGTCCGTGTCTGCCGGTACATCTCTCCGCTTCGACATTGCCTTTGCGACGGGGCTTTATGTGACCCTTGGCGGGACGGCGACAGTCTCGGTTCTGTGGGTCTAAGTCATGGAAGACGTGGCGGCAAAGAAGATCGCTCCGTGGGGCGGGTATATTGACGCATACGAGCGTCTTAATGCCTACAAGTCATGGAAAACCAAGTCCGCCAAGATCATCCGCCGCTATCTTGATGTGCGCGGCGACGACCGCAATGGGCTGGTGCGGTTCAATGTGCTGTGGTCGAATGTCGAGACTTTGCGCCCCGCTCTCTATGCAAGCAGGCCGAAGCCGGAAGTCTATCGCCGCTTTCTGGACAAAGACCCCACGGCGCGCTGTGCATCGCAGGCGCTTGAGAACTGTCTGTCATTCTTCGTCGGGTTCACAGCCTTTGACGGCATGATGCGTCAGGTCGTCATGGACTATCTGCTTCCGGGCCGTGGCGTGGCATGGGTGCGCTATGTGCCTCACACGCAGCCGCAGAATGATGTGCAGATCACGGACGACACGGCGGAGAATCCAGAGGTCATCACATATGAGGAAGTCATTCCAGACTATGTGCATTGGCAGGATTTCGGCCATAATGTGGCGCGGACGTGGGAAGAAGTGACATGCGTGTGGCGCATAGTCTACATGACCAAAGAACAGGTCGCCAAGCGCTTCGGGAAAAAGATCGCGGCCACTGTGCCATATGACTGCACGGCTGTAGGGGACAAGGACGATGCTGTTCTTCGTGGCAATGACACTGACAATTACGGTGATCGCGCACGCATTTACGAGGTTTGGGACAAGGACCGGCGCGAGGTCATCTGGCTATCGAAGCAAGGTGAAATAATCCTTGACCGCAAGCCGGACCCACTTGGTCTGGACAAGTTCTTCCCCTGCCCGAAGCCCGTCTTCTCCACTGTCAGCAATGACAGCCTGATTCCCGTGCCGGACTATGTTGAGTATCAGGACCAGGCACGGGAGCTTGATGAAATCACCATGCGCATCGGGCTTATCCGCAAGTCCCTGAAGGTCGCTGGTGTCTATGATGCGAGTGTCACCAACATTGACCGCATCCTTGCTGACGGCGTTGAAAACGTCATGGTTCCGGTTGATGGATACGCCATGCTTGCCGAAAAGGGCGGCATGAAGGGTGTCGTTGACTTCTTCCCGTTCATGGAAGTGGCCGAGACCTTGCGTGCGCTCTATGATGTGCGTGAGCGGGTCAAGAACGATCTTTACGAGATCACCGGTATTTCAGACATTGTGCGCGGTGCGTCGGTTGCGTCAGAGACAGCGACCGCGCAGCAGATCAAGTCCAACTATGCGACCATGCGCCTGAATGACCGTCAGCGTCTGGTCCAGCAGTTCGCCCGTGACGTGATCGAGATCATGGGCAACATCATCGCCAAGCATTTCCAGCCCGAAACCATCATGCGCATTTCAAACATGCAGTTGATGCAGGAGCAGGAAAAGATGCTTGTGCAGCAGGCCGCGCAATCTGGTCAGCAGTTGCCGCCAGATGTTCAGGTCAAGCTGTCACAGCCGTCATGGGAGGATGTGATTGGACTGCTTCGGTCTGACCCGGAACGGCAGTTCCGTGTCGAAGTCGAGACCAATTCCACCATTGAAGCGGATCGCAAGCAGGATCAGGAAAACCGCACGGCGTTCCTGAATGCGACGTCGCAGTTCCTTGAAAAAGCGATCATGGCTGCACAGGCTGACCCGAAACTTGGTCCGCTCGCAGGCGAGATGCTGCGCTTTGGCATTCGTGGATTCCCCATCGGGCGGGAACTTGAGGGCGTGTTTGACGAGACTATCGAGGCCATCACGCAAGCCGCTGCACAGCCGCAGGAACCGCCGCAAGACCCCGCAATGGTCAAGGCACAGATTGATGCGCAGAAGGCACAGTCTGACGCACAGCTCGATCAGCAGCGCTTGCAGATGGAAGGCCAAAAGAACATGGCCGAAATCCAGCTTGAACAGCAGCGTGTAGAGCTTGAGCGCGAGCGCGTGGCTCTGGAACGTGAGCGGATCGAAGTCGAGAAGATGCGTGTCGAGGTGCAGAAGTATCAGGTTGATACACAGGCAGAAACCGAGCGCGGCAAGACGGAAGTAGAGATTGCTTCACGTCATATCGAAGCACAGACGAAGCTCGAACATGATGCCAAGGAGCGCGAGCGCGACCGGGCAATCAATTCTGCCGAGAAGGACAAGGATCGTGAGCACACCAGAAGCGCCCAGGTCATCGACATCGGAGCCAAGCGGGAAGAACGCGCCGAGGGGGCCGAAATGGGCGAGATGGAAGATTCTGGTGTTCTGGAAGCAGAGGAAAGACCGGATCGCGTTGCAGAGGCCGTCACAGCGATGCAGGAGGGCTTGACGGAGTTGGGAGGCGGGATCAACGCGCTCGCCAATGCAATCCTGACCATGGCGGACGACAACCGTCGATCCATGCAGTCACTGCATGACACCATGACGGCTGATGTTGAACTTGTGCGTGACCCTGCAACGGGCAAGGCGATTGGAACCAAGAGGGTAAGGAAGTAACATGCCATCAATCACGTTCAACCTGTATGACAGCTTCCGCAAGGGCCGGTTCAACTCCAACACAGAGGATTTGACGGCGGCCACCATCAAGTGTGCGCTGGTCACGAACAGCTATGTCCCAAACCAGAACACGGATGATTTCTGGAATGACGTGAGCGCCAATGAGGTCAGCGGAACAAACTACTCAGCGGGCGGCAACACGCTTGCCACTCCGACCGTAACGTTGAGTGGCGCCGGTCTTGTGACCGTCGATGCTTCCGACCCCGCCGCATGGTCCCAAAGCGGCACAGGTTTCTCCAACGCACGCTACGCGGTTATCTACGTCAGCACAGGGGTTTCAAGCACGTCCGACCTTATTGGCTATGCAAGCTTCGGGTCTGACGTGGGTAATGTTTCCGGTGATCTGACGGTCACGGTCAATGCGTCCGGTCTGTTTACATCCGCGAGGACGTAAGCCATGCCGATTGTGTCAAGCTCGCATCGGTTTGACGGGCCTGCACAGATTGATGGCTCGCGTTGGGTTGTGGAGAGCCACACGGATCATTTGGGCAGTGTATTCCTTGTCGGGTATCCGGCATCTGCGGGAGCTGATCTGGACGCGGCGATGAATGCACGAGTGCCGCTGATTGACGACATGTTAGCGCAGGACGAGTTTGAGGGGCTGCTGAATGGCGCTTAATCTGAAGCATTTGACGATTGCACAGTTTGTTGCACGTCTTCGTGAAAAGTACCGGTCCGCGAATGCAGACGAGGTGGGAAAGATCGCGTCGTGGGTTCTGGCGCGAATTGCCGCAGGGGATGTCACCGATACTCAGTTACGCAATGCGTTCGGCATGACGGTCACGCAATACAACACATTCAAGACCCGCTTGCAGGCACACGCGAATAACTGGACAGCGGTGAAGTCCGCCACGGGGGAATGAAATGGCTGTCTATTTTGTTCAGGCTGGTGGCAATGATGTGAACGCAGGGACGGCGTGGGGGGCTGCGAATGCGCGACTGACGCTTGCGAGCGCCCTTGGCCTGGCGACGGGGGCGGGTGACGTGGTTGTCTGCGATGCGTCTCACAGCAATGCGACGGCGGGGGCTGTATCGCTGACCGGTGGATCAACGGCGGGGGTCTCGATCATTTCGAGCACGGCTGGATCGAGTGGGACCACGACAATTACGCCATCGGCAGGGTTTGCGATTACGAACAGCACGAATGCTGCCATCACTATTGATAACAACTATTACATCTACGGGGTGACCTTCTCGACCGCCGCAGCAAACAATGCCGCCGCCCTTATAAATATCGGCGGTTCCACGACATCTACGCGGAAAATGACGTTCGAAAGTTGCGCCTTCCGGCAGGGGTCAACGAACGCGGGTGCCGACATCAGGATCAACAACGCCACGGCACGGTCTGTTTCCGTCGATTTCATTTCCTGCACTTTCAAGTTCGGGGCTACGGGCCAGGCAATGGCGGCCAGCTCGGCGGGTTCGGGGCAGAACAGGCTTGTCGGGTGCTCTTTCGAGAGCGGAAGTTCTGCCATCACAACCGTTTTCAGGGGTGCTGGCACCTCGGCAGGGAACACCAGAATAGAGTGCATAGGCTGTGACCTTGCCACGAATATCTCTGCGTCCGCCAACCTTCTCGGGGGCACCTCCAATTCATGGAATTTCGGGTCAATGTCCTTCAACGGGTGTAAGCTTCCATCCAGTGCTGCATTCCTGCAAAATATTCCGGGCGGATATTTCCCCATCGAGTTTATCAATTGCGCCAACAGCGGATCGGCCAATTACGATCTCTACGTCAACATGGGGTCGCCGTCGAATACAACTGGGAACATCCTTGTCGATGAAACGACCATCGTGCAGAGCGGTGGGGCGACTGACGGGACCACCAGCCTGTCATACAAGGTCACAGTGGACGTCAACACCGCGTCAGCCTACACCCGCAGCTATGCAACGCCGTGGTCCGTGATCGACAATACGGCAACCGGGTCGAGCAAGACGCTGACTGTTGAGATGATCACCGACAACTGGACGACCACGGATTATGACGTCTGGCTCGAAGTCGAGTATTATGGGTCAAGCTCGCCGCCGTTCTCATCGTTCAGCTCTGGCCGCAAGCGCCCGGACGGGTCAACGGCCAACAACAACGCATCATCAAGCGTGACGTGGACCACGACCGGTCTCGGTACGCCTGTAAAGCAGAAACTGACGGCGACGTTTACACCACAGCTTGCCGGTCCGATACGGTGGAGGGTTGGTTTTGCGTGCAATAACGCCTCGCAAAAGACGTTCTATTACGACCCGAAAGCGGTCCTGAGCTAAAATGGCGGGGCGGTTCGTACAAGGTGTCGGTTGGGTCGAGCTTCCGAATACGACGACAGTTCGCTATGTGCAGAACCAGACGACACTCGTGTTCACTGGCTCTGCTGCGGCATCCTATGAGCTGACGACAGCGACAATGCCCTTCGATGGGCAATCTCTTTCGTACAATGCGGCTGGCAGTTACACGCTGACTGCGGCTGATTTCAGTTTCACGGGTCAATCACTTTCTTACAACGCGGCAGCGGTCTACACGCTGTCCACGGCTGATTTCGTCTTCACGGCACAAAGCCTGACATATTCCTCCGGGTCCGCTTACGAGCTTTCCGTGGCGACCATGCCGTTTGTCGGGCAAGACCTGTCATACACGGCCAATGCATCCTACGAACTGACTGCCGCCTCTTTCACTATGACAGGCATGGACCTGTCCTACACCGCAGGCGGGGAAGTGACGACCGGTGGCGGGCATTGGTTGTCACCGGCACAGGTCAAGGCCGAACAGAAACGGCAACGTAAGCTCGAAAAGGCGCGTAATGAGCGGTGGGAGCGGGAGCGTCTTGATGCGGCTTCCATAGCGGACCAGATGCGTGCGGCGCTCTCTCCCGCGCAGCCGGTGACAAATCCTGTCATGGAGGATGATGAGGACGATGACGAGATACTTTTGCTTATGGCGGCTTAGGAGGAACCAAAATGCCCGTCTACGACATTCGATGCGAAACTTGCGGAAAAGAGGGTGAGATTTACCGGTCACTGGCCGAATTTGACGATCTGCCCGAGTGCTGCGGTCAAAAAGTGCGCAGGGTCATCAACGCGCCACGGATCATTCAGGACATTCAGCCTTACAGGTCAATGGCAACAGGTGAAATGATAACCACCCGCGACCAGCACAGGAACCATCTGAAACAGCACAATCTGATCGAAATCGGCAACGAAAAGATCAAGCCGAAAACCAAGTCATGGGCCGAGGAGAAGGCCGAGAGTGACGACAGAAAACGCGATCTGGCTGCGGCGTTTGACACAGTGGCCGAACAACGGAGGAAGAAATCATGAGCGACGTTATCGAAAACGACATGGACCAAAACGAGCCACAGGAAGATGTGGAAGTCAGCCTGCGCGATGAGCTGATGGCAGCAATGAGTGCGGCAGATGCGGGTGAGGACGCGCCTGTAGATGCTCCCGCCGCCGCAGAAGAATCGCCTCAGCCGGTCGAGGTCAAGGCTATCGACATTCCGAGCAACTGGAATGATGCCAAAATCAAGGAAAAGTGGAGCACGCTTCCGCCAGAGGTGCAGGAGTTCATTGTTGCCCGTGAGCAGGAAGTCCACAAGGGCTTCACCAGGTTCGATGAGGAACGCAACTTCGGGCGTGCCATGAAGGAAGCGGTCACGCCTTACCTCGCCCACATCCAGAGCCTTGGCGCGACTCCGCAGCAGGCGGTGAACTATCTGCTCAATGCCGAATACACGCTGCGCACAGGAAGCGAACAGCAGAAAGCACAGCTTTTCCGGCAGATGGCAGCAGATTATGGCGTCAATATCGGCAGTCTTGCAGAAGATAATTCCGACATGTATGCCGATCCGCAGGTTTCTGAGCTGCAACAGCGTCTCGCGGCTCTTGAACAAGAGCGTCAACGTGATATGATGATGATGCAACAGCAGCAGGCTCAGACGATCCACACTGATATTGCCAGCTTCGCCGCTGACCCGGCGAACAGTCACTTCGAGGCCGTGCGCCCAGATATGGTTCGCATCCTCCAGTTGGGACACGCTGACAATCTTCAGCAGGCATACGAAATGGCCTGCCGCTATAACCCGAACGTGCAAGCCGCGATTGCCGCCGAGCAACAGGCTGCCGCCGCAAGGGCCAAAGCAGAAGCGGCCAAGGCCGCAAAAATGAAAGCCGTATCCGTCACCGGGTCTACTGGTCCTGCGGGTTACAATGGCTCTCCCCCGTCAAATGGTTCAATCCGCGATAGCCTCATGTCGGCGTGGGCCGAAGCAGAGGGTCGCTACTGACAATAGGAGAGGCACATGCCGTCCCCCAATTCCAACTTTAGCGAAATCGTCACCACGACGCTTCGCAATCGCTCCGGCAAGCTAGCCGACAACGTGAGCGCCAACACGGCGCTGCTTATGCGCCTCCGCAAGCGTGGCAATGTGAAGCCCGTTTCCGGTGGCCGCACCATCGTTCAGGAACTTGAATATGCAGAGAATAGCACGTTCTCGTACTATTCCGGTTACGAGACCCTGAACATCGCCGCATCGGACGTTCTGTCTGCCGCCGAGTACAACTACTCGCAGGCCGCAGTCGCAGTCGTCATGTCGGGTCTGGAAATGATCCAGAACGCATCCAAGGAACAGGTTATTGACCTCATGGAAGCCCGTATCAAGAATGCGGAACGCACCATGATCAACAACATTTCCGCAGGCATCTACTCTGATGGCACCGGTTCCGGTGGCAAGCAGATCGGTGGCTTGCAGCTTCTTGTTGCCGACACTCCGACCAACACCGTTGGCGGCATTGATCGCAACTCGACTGCCGGTACGTTCTTCAAGAACGTGACCTTCGATGCCACCACGGATGGCGGTGCGGCGGCAACGTCTGCCAACATCCAGTCCTACATGAACCGCGTCTATGTGCAGCTGGTGCGCAACACCGATGCCCCTGACCTGATCGTGGCGGACAACAACTACTGGCGTCTGTATCTGGAAAGCCTTCAGGCGATCCAGCGCATTGCGTCTGACGAAATGGCTTCGGCGGGCTTCTCCTCGCTCAAGTACATGAATGCGGACGTTGTTCTTGATGGCGGTGTTGGCGGCGATGCTCCGACCAATCACATGTACTTCCTGAACACCAACTACCTGTTCTTCCGGCCTCACAGCCAGCGGAACTTCGTCCCGCTCGAGGAGCGGACCCCCATCAATCAGGATGCGCTTGTGCAGTTCATCGTGTTCGCCGGTCAGATGACCATGAGCAACGGTTCGCTGCAAGGCGTCCTCAAGGACTAAGGAGATAGAGCCATGACCTATATTGTTGGCATTGATCCGACCGTAACGTCCTCATCGGCGCAGTTTGGCGTTGGCTCGCGTGGCATGAACACCACGTCTGCCGGTGCCAAGGAATACATCTACGTCAAGGACAGCGGTTCCGGTGTGACCGGTGACGGTTATGTTGTGGACATTGACGGATCGGCATTTACCGCCGTTATGTCAACCACAACCACGACCGCACCCGGCACTGGTCAGGGCAAGTCTGTCGGGGTGGCTCGCGCCGCTGTGACGGCTAGCTACTACTATTGGGCGCAGATTTACGGAGCGGGCACTGTTCGTGTTGCTGCATCTTGCGCCGCATACACCAACATCAACTCGACTGCTACGGCAGGCCAGCTTGACGATGATGCAACCGCATCGTCCGAGGTGATCGAAGGCATTGCGCTTGACGTCGCTAATGGTGGTGCTGCTGGTACGGTTGCCGCGTGGATCAACTACCCCCGCGTTGGCCGCACGCTCTAACGACTATGGGGGAGGGTTCGCTCTCCCCCATTTCACTTCAACGGAGGAAAGACAATGGACTTTGATACATCGAACATGGGGCAGTATCTGACCCCATCACAGCAGCGTCAGCTTGGTATGAATGGCGCCGGTGCCGGTGCAGATGACGGCACGATCCCTGAATTTTACACACACGAGGTTTACGACCAGACTGCATCCGAGCGGTCAGGACGTCCCGTGTTCCGAGACATCCCGTTCGTCCGCGTGCGCTTCGTGGGGGACCGTTCTCGCACAATCGAGCGCAAGGTGACGGAGAACGACAAACAGCGCTGGCCGCGTCAGTGGGCCGCCTACGAGGCTGGCATGGCCGCTATCGAGAGTGGCACGCCCTTGTCACAGTGGCCGCTCATTGCCCGGTCCCAGGTTGACGAGTTCAAGATGCACAACATCCACACCGTCGAACAGCTTGCCGGTCTGCCGGATGTGTTCCTGCAACGCTTCATGGGTGGGCAGGCCATGCGTGAGCAGGCGCGGACCTATCTCAAGAACGCGGAAGACGGTTCAGCGCTGTCGGCTCTTGTTGCAGAAGTTCGCACGCTCAAGGCGCAGAATGAAGCCCTTGAGAAGCAGTTAGCGGATATTGCGGCAAAGGGGGGAAAAAGTATGGATGATGCTGTTGCCAACGCCGAGGTTCACGAGCTGAAAATGCAGATGCAGCAGATGATGCAGATGATGGCCCAACAGAATGCCCCCAAAACGCGCCGGAAGGCGTCTGACGAGGAGTAAGGCCGATGAGCCTGTCTTTGCTTGAGCTTGTCCAAACCGCCTGTTACGAGCTTGGACTTCCTCCGCCATCGTCCGTGATTGGCAACTCGGATGCTCAGGTTCAGCAGCTTTTGGCCCTATCCAACAGGGAGGGGCGTGAGCAAGCGTCCCTCCCTGAAGGGTGGTCCCAACTTCGCAAGGAATACACATTCACGACCGTTGACGGGGATGCGACATATGCGTTCCCGACCGATTGCGAATACATCATTCACGACACATCATGGAGCCGCACGAACAAGTGGCCGAATGTCGGGCCGATGAATCCGCAGGAATGGCAGTGGCTAAAAAGTGGCATCACCGTGGCCGCCCCTCCGACCCGCTACCGTTTCATGGATGGGCAGATTTATCTTGATCCCACACCCTCAAGCGCTGAGGACATGGTGTTCGAGTATTACAGCAACGCATGGTGTGAAAGCTCGGGCGGCACCCCACAAACGAAGTGGGCTGCTGACAGCGACGTGTTCGTTCTGCCTGACGACATCATGATTCTTGGTATCAAGTGGCGCTTCCTGTCTGCCAAAGGCATGAACTACGCCGAGGAAAAGAACGCATGGCAGCAGTGCGTTGACAAGGCCGTGTCGCGGTCCCGTGGTGCGCGTGAGTTGCCGCTCAATGGCAGTGCATGGCCCGGCGCTCCATTGATTGGCATCAACAACATCCCGGATGGTAGCTGGAATGTATAACAGAGCGCGTCAGCTTAATCCCGCCCGCCGCAATGCGGTATCGTCAACAGCCAGTGTTCCTGCGCCTGTAGGCGGTCTGAATGCTCTTGACAGCGTGGCAGCGATGAAGCCGACTGATGCTGTTGTCATGGATAACTGGTTTCCGGGTGAGGATGGCTGTTCGATCCGTCCGGGCTACGAGCCTCAATCTACGGGCCTTGGCGCGACCGTTGAGACGCTGATGGCATATGAAAGCACGACCGCCACAAAGCTGTTCGGGTTCGCCGGAACGACAATGTGGGACTGCACCACTTCAGGGGCGGCGGCAACGGCTGTGGTGACGGGTCTTACGAATGCACAGTGGCAATATACTCTTTTCACCAATTCGAGCGGGACGTGGTTGATTGCGGTGAATGGAACAGATACGCCAATCGTGTTCAACGGGACGTATTATTTTCGGCCTGGGTCTGGCGTGGGCGCTGCCGTGTCTTCAATCACCCGTGCAGCATCGACCGCGACTGTGACCACGTCCACGCCTCACGGTCTTGTTACCGGCAACATTATCACCATGACGGGGGCGACACAGCCGGAATACAACATCACGGCAACGATCACTGTTACGGGCGGATCGACTTTTACATACACGGTGACTGGCGCACCGGCCACTCCGGCAACGGGTGCTCCGACCTATACATATACGCCATCATTCACGGGTGTTCTGCTGTCCGATCTGATTACGGTCACGACGCACGCACGGCGGCTGTGGGCGGTCAAAAAGAACAGCATGGAAGTCTGGTACGGCGCAACGGATGCGGTTTCCGGTACGCTCACCAAGTTTGATCTTGGCCCTGTGTTCCAGCTTGGCGGCTATCTCATGCATATGATTTCGTGGGGTGTTGCTGGCGACACCAACGCCAAGGGATATGCCGCCTTCATTACGTCAGAGGGTGAGATTGCTATCTACGAGGGCGACGATCCGTCCAGCGCATCCACATGGGGCCTCAAGGGCGTCTATCGCACCGGCAAGCCTATCGGGCGGAAATGCTGGATTAAATTCGGTGGCGACGTGCTTATCATGACCGATGATGGCGTGTTTCCACTGTCACAGGTGATATTGAACAACCGTGCCGCTGATACGATTGCCACAACAAGGCGGATTTCAGCGCTCTACAATCAGAGCCTTTACGAATACCGCACCACATACGGGTGGGAGATGTGCTTCTTCCCCCTTGGCTCAAAGCTGTTCGTCAACGTCCCGACAGGAACGGGCTTCGGGCAGTATGTCATGAACACAAATACCGGCGCATGGTGCACATATAGCGGCTTGCAGGCTTCCTCTTGGACGACATGGGATGACAATGTGGTGTTCGGCGCGTCTGACGGGACGGTCTATCTTGCGGAAACCGGTGAGGATGATGACGGGGACAGCATCACGACAGATGTTGTGACGTCTTTCCAGAACTTCGGGGCATCACGGCAAAAGCGGTTCACCATGGCCCGCCCCACATTCGTGACCGAAGCCACGTTCACGCCTGCACTGGGAATGATGTTCGACTATTCCGTTACTGATCCGATTTCCTACCCATCCATGACATCGCGCAGCAGCGGCACGGCATGGGGAAGCCCGTGGAGCAGCCCGTGGGGCGCCACATCGTTCGTTGCTGTTGCGAACTGGCAACATGTGGGTGGAATCGGCTTTACAGCCGCCATGCGCCTCAAGACCAACACCAAAGGGTTTTCCGTCAAGTGGGCGGCAACGGATTTTGTCTATGAACCTGGTGGCGTGCTGTGAGGCTTCTCAAGAAGCTCACCAGTGACATGTGGCTTATAGACGACCCGCGATTGCCTGAATGGGCGGCAAGGCGCATTCCCCATGTGGGTGAGGACGGGTTTGGCCCGTGCTACGCGCTCGGGATTGCCAAAAGAGGCGAGATCATCGCAACAATGGTTTACCACGACTTCATTCCAAGCTATGGTAATATCCAGCTTTCGATGGCTGCAACCTCCCCTGCATGGGCAAGGCGCACCTCCATCAAGGAATTGCTACGGTATCCGTTCAATGACCTTGGGGTACAGCGCGTGACCACAATGATCGCAGAATCCAACACACGGGCCATTCGTCTTAACGAGGGGCTTGGTTTTGTGCGTGAAGGTCTGGTCCGTCGCGGCTTTGGAAATGACAACGCGGTTATTCTCGGGCTTCTCCGGGAAGATGCAGAGAAGTGGATTGCGTGATGTTTACTGCCGGTGCCGGTCTGTCTCCTCAAATGACGTCAGTGTCCCCGTCACAATCTCCGGGGGCGAAGCAAACGCCAGAATGGGCTAAGTTTCTCGGTGATGCGCTGACGGGCATGGGCAATCCTCCCGTGCAGCAGGCGCAGGCCGTGAAGCTGAATCCTGTCCAGCAGGGCGGCGTTATGGGTTCGCTCGGACAGCAGCAGTTCATGCAGCAACCTCAGCAGCAGATTGATCCGCGCATGTTGGCGGAAATGCTACAGAATTACGGGAAATAAGACATGGGCAAGAAGGCACCAAAAGCTCCTGATCCGGTTGCAACCGCGCAAGCGCAGACGACCATGAACAAGGAAACCGCGCTCTACAACGCGGGTCTCAATCGTATCAACGAGACCACCCCGTATGGATCGAGCACATATTCCTATGCCGGTGTGGATGCGTCCGGTGTGCCGCAGTACAATCGCACAGTTACCCTTGATCCGGCGCAGCAACAGCTTCTGAACAAGGAAAACGCCCTTCAGGGGCAGATGTACGATCTTGCCGGGAACAGCTTCGGGCGCGTGCAGAACGCCATGGGCAAGGACATTGATCTGTCCGGTGCGCCGCAGTTGTCGTCCGGCCCTCAGGGTGGACCTGTGCAGACGGGGCTTGGTGGATATGGCAACGTCAAGACAGATGCCGGGTTCAATCCCACAGCCTATGACAGAGGGCCGGTGCAAACCGGTCTCATGAACGCGGGGCGTGTGAGGGGGAGCATAGGTGATGCAGGACAGGTTACTCGCGATCTTGGGCAGCGTGGCCGCATCACATCACGGGCCGACAGTGCGGGGAACATTGGAAACAATCTCGGCTTCAACAAGCTGAAGGGCCTGGCGGGAGAAAACGACTTCGGGGCAGAGCGTCAGCGTGTGGAAGACGCCTTGTACAACAGGGCAGCGACACGTCTTGACCGCCGCTTTGGAATGGGTGAGGAGCAGTTGCGCAACCGCCTTGCCAATCAGGGGCTGACGACAGGTTCAGAGGCGTGGAACAACGCCATGAAGGACTTTTCGGAGGGCCGCAACGACGCATATTCATCTGCCATCAACGACGCCATACAGGCGGGCGGGGCAGAACAGTCGCGGCTTTACGGGCAGTCTTTGAGCGCACGGCAGCAATATGCCGGTGAGCTGGCGCAGCAGGGTCAGTTTGCCAATCAGGCACAAGGCCAGCGGTTTGGGCAGAACCTGTCTCAAGCCGAGCTTGCGAACCGCGCTCAAGAGCAGGACTTCGCGCAGCGCATGGGTGCCGGACAGTTCGCCAATCAGGCGCAGCAGCAGGCTTTCGGGCAGAACATGGCCGGGGCACAGTTTGGCAACCAAGCCCAACAGCAGCGTTTCCAACAGGGGCTTGCGGCTGGACAGTTCGGCAATCAGGCACAGGAACAGGCGTTCAACCAGTCTGCGCAGATGCGGCAGCAGGGATTGGCCGAGGCTCTGGCGCAGGCCGGGTTCCAGAACGAGGCACAGCAGCAGCAGTATCAGCAGGCGCTTGGGGCTGGTTCGTTTGCCAATCAGGCACAGCAGCAGGCTTATCAGCAGGCGCTTGCAGGCTCGCAGCAGAACAATCAGGCGCGTCAGCAGTTCTTCCAGGAACAGGCGTACTTGCGCAATCTACCGATCAATGAGATCGCCACGCTTCTTGGCACCGGTGGCGGCATCCAGAATCCGACATTCACCACGCCGGGTCAGGCGCAGGCTGGAGAGGTCGATTACGCTGGCATGGTGCAGAACAACTACAATCAGCGTGTCGCAAGCCGGAACAACATGATGAGCGGGCTTATGGGCATCGGCGGCCAGCTCGGCGGCGCGGGCATCATGGCTGCATTCTCTGACGTCCGCATGAAGCACGACATTGTGCGCGTCGGGACAACGCCTGTGATGGGCTTACCGGTCTATGACTTCCGCTATATTCATGAGGGTGAAGACGGGCCGGTTCACACTGGCGTGATGGCGCAGGAAGTAATGGAAGTCGCGCCTGATGCGGTGTTCATGACCGATACTGGCTTCTACGCGGTCGATTACTCAAAGGTGGCATAATGGCTGACGTAAAGTTCAACGCTGACGTTCCTCCCGAAATCCTCGCGCAGCAGCGTGCGGCACAACGCCGCATGGAAATGGCGAAGGCCCTTCAGGAGCAGGCGAATCAGCCTTTGCAATACGATCCTCGCGGCAATATCTCGTGGACGCAGGGCCTCAATCATATGC